CCGGCGATCCGGGCGAGCGCGCGCGCCGGCGGCGTCTCGACCAAGTCGTAACTCGTCACTCGGCCCTTCGCCCCCAGGAGCAGCGCCGACGATGAGGCGCCGGTCTTCACGCCAAACTCGACCGCGGTCTCACAGGACGCCGCGAGCGCCAACAAGCGGGGCAAGTGCGGCGTGATGGCCCGCGACCGGGTCAGGTGTTGGGCGTACACCTGCCGAATGTCGGACAGGCGATCGCTGGCCGTCTCGATCATCAGACGCCCTTGGATGTGGCCGCGTACCGCGTGCGCGAGCTACCAGCCGCCGCGGCGATCTCCTGCGCCATGACGGCGCGGAGCTTGAGCATGTCGTCGAGATCGCGGAAGGTCGTCGACTGATCGCTGAAGGTGGTCGACTTGACGGCGCCGGCCGCGGCGATCTGCAGGTCCAGCGCGTCGAGATCACTTTGGGTGTAGGCCAACGGCGCCGCCACTTCACACGGCACCAAGGCCGAAGAGGGGCGGCTGCCGGCGGCGGGTCGGCTGGTGGAGTGCCGGCGCAAAGAGCGCCGTCAGGACCCGAGGACGTCAGAGGCCGGACACGAAGAACTCAGCGCATTCTACGACACTTCGCGCTCCGCCGCGGGGTAGTGTCTCAGTTTGAATCTGAGACACTACCCGCCGCGGTGACTTCGGAGGTCTCGGTCGTCTGGTCGCACAGCGTCATCTTCCGAATGACGCCGCGATCCACCTGGATCGTGATCGAGCCGCTCCGCTCGTCTCGAATGAACGCGAGGAGACGCCGCCAGATGGTGGGCGGAATCGGCGGCTTGTCGGTCACTGTGTCTCAGGCAAGTTGTTCTTGCCGAACTTGACGAGCGACATGAACTCACGGCGGGCAAACAGGATGGACGTCTCCTTGGCCCTAACCGGACCACCGATGCACACCAGCACATCGTTTCCGACCACCGCTAAGTCAAGTCGGTTGTCGCCAGTTCGGTATGTCTCCACCTTGAACCGGCCATGTTTTTGGAGCTCATGCGTCGTGATACTGTCGAAGTCCACTAGCTTAGCCATTTCAATTTCCTCAGTCCTCCGTCATCGACTGGTGTCGACGGGCGATTGCCACCGCGGATCGGCGCGAATCACCTGCAGATCGGCCTCGGTCAGCGTGGACTCGCTTTTCCAGCGTTCCTCGCACCAGGCGCGCACGAACAGATGACGATCTGAGGCGAGCAGCTCGGCGGATCGATTGGCCAGCTCCTCCGGCGACACCATGTGGTTTTCTGGCGCCTGCCCGATGGCCCGTTCGTTCCGATCGAAGTCCTTCTGCTCGTCGTGGTCAGTCATGAACCTTCTCCTTTCATCGGCCGTCATGCCCGCAGCGGCAGCCGGTGAGACATACACAGTGCGGTGCGGTGCGTTTGCCAAGGCCTCGCTCGTCATCCTGGCAAACTCACGCATCTTCTCTTTGTCGGTCATCTCCAGAGCAGTCATACACGGGCGATCGGTGTTCATCGGTTCCCTTTCAGCCAACCGCCGCCCCGGCGCGGTTGAATCCACCGAGAGGCCGGCACCGTCGGCGGCGCCGGAGGCGCGGCCACCTTTGGCTTGAACTGCTCCGCCAGCGCCTCCAGATTCGGCCGCAGCAACCGCAAGGCCGCGACCGCGTACACAAACATGTCGAGCGCCTCATTCCGTGGCCGAGTCTTCACCCACTGCCGATGCGGAATCCCAGACTTGTGTTTCGTGATCAGCTTTTCGGCCGTGAGCTGGGCGACGAACTCCTCATCGACGCCCGACCGAAACGTGTCCTTCACCTGATGCGCCAGCGGCAGATGAATGAACCCGGGGCCCGCGTCTGTCACCTTCAGCCGGCTGTAGATCAGCGACTTGCACTGATCCGTGCCGACCGTATACAGCTCCACCTTGCGCCGTTCCGTGCCACTGCCCCGCCGTGACGGCGCCGAGACGATCGGCTGGTCCGTGCCGCCAACCCCTTTAATGGCGTACACACGTTGATGGGCCCGCTGCCGCACAAAGTCATACGCGAAGTCCGTCCGGTGGCCACCCGTGTCGACGCAGGTCGACGCGACGGTGAGGATCGCCCCGGTTTGATGTTTGAAGGCATTCGTCAGGAGTGCGTCAAGCGCCTGCCATGGCTCCGGCCGCTGCGGATCGCCCGGGAGATCGCGAGATTCAATCACCCAGGCCTCTTCCCCGGGCCCCCACCCGACGATGAGGGCCTCCAGCCGGGTGTCCTGCACGTCCACGCCCATCGTCAGGCAGCACACCCCCGCCGGCAGCTCGGCCAGATACGGTTCGCGCCGCGCGAGCAGCACGTGCCCCTCGGCTTGTTCCCCCTGCTCTTCCCACGTCTCCCCGAGCGACGTGTTGATGAACACTTGGAGGGTATCGGGCGCCTTTTTGGCCTCCAGGAAGTCCGCGACGATGTCCGCGAGCCGGCGCCAAGGCGAATACGCCTCCCAGAGATGAAAGCCGGCAATCCCGCGGAACGGCGCCGAGGCTCGCCACTCCGGCGTCTGCAGCATGCGCGCGCGCTCCGCTTCGTCAATCGTCGCTCCGCACCCCGGGCACACGAGATGCGCCGTTTCCGGGTCGCCGCCGGTCCATTTGACGTGCTGCCACTCCAATACGTGCATGCTTTCGCAGTGTGGGCAGGGGACAAAGCACCGCCGCTGGTCACTTTCCGCGTACTTCGCCTCGATGCGTGACACGCCACGAATAGTCGGCGTCGACGTCACGATGTGCTTCGCGTTCCAGTAGGTCGCCGTCCGGCGAGCGGCCAGGGCGAGCGGATCGCCTTCGTCGCTCACATCCCACTTGTCAACTTCGTCAGCCGCAACCACTCGAATCGGCCGCGACGCCAGTCCCGCAGGGCTATTCGACCCGGCCAGCGTGATCTGCCCGCCCGGGAACCCCTTGTGCCGGATCGTGTTCGAGGCGTCCCGCTTGCCCAGCTTCACCTTCGCGCGGAGCGTCGGCGTGTCCCGCAGCATCGGCTCCAGCCGATCCTTCGAGAACGCCTCCGCCATTTCCAGCGTCGGCTGAACCATGAGAATCGGGCATGGGTCCAAATCAATCAGATAGCCAATCGTGTTGAGGAGTATTTCGGATTTCCCTATTTGACTACTGGACATGATCACGACCGTGTGCACGTCGTCGCTCATCGCGGCGTCCATCAGCGCCCGCTGGTACGGGGCCCTGGCCGTGTGCCACTGGCCAGGCTCCGACGATGCCTCCGGCGACAACATCCGAAACCGGTCCGCCCACTCGCTGACCGTGATGGTCGGGGGCGGTTCGAGCGCCGGCAGGAAGGCACTAGCCACAACCCCGCCCACGCCTTGCAGAAAACCTCGCCGATCCGTCTCAAGCATGCCGTGCCTCCGCCATGTCACCATCGGCTGGTTCGTCGGCATCAATCGGCTCATCAGCAGGCGGTAGCACGATGACTACCCCTTCCCCCCGGGCCAACTCGCGCAAGGCATCATCCAACCGCGCCAGCATCAACGCGCGCGCCGCCGCGGGTGTCTGCCCCACCACCTGGTCCGCAATCGTGTCCGGCACCGACCGGATCCGCGCCTTCACCGCCACCGCCAACCCAGCAAACTCAGTCCGCACCGCCTCGGCTTCCACGAGCTCCCCACGCCGAACCAGCATCTTCAGTTCCAACTCTTCCCGGCGCCGCCGGTTCAATTTCGCCATCTCAATCGCCGGCGACATGGCCTCAGAATCCATCCCCGTCGCGCTCTGGACCTCTCGGGCGACCACCCACTGCACGCAATCCGGCAGGTTGAACATCGACGGCCGCCCCCCACGCCCCTTCATCGCACACGGCAGCCCATCCTCAAGCCACTTCGTAATCGTCCGAGAGTCCTTCCGAAACAGCTTCGCCAACTGCGGCCGCGTGAACAAGAGCGGGATCTCAGATTCGATGTGCGGCACAATGTCCTCAAATAGCTACAAGCCAAAAGCCCTTTATAGGGCATTCAACCCTACGGGAAACTCGCGAGTCGTGTTACC